ATTGGTTTGATAATAACCCTCCAGCACAGGCTAGATTCGAAGAAAACGAAGAATGGCTAGAAGAATTAGAAGATAGAACAATTATATTAGAGGACTTAGCACACCCTAAGTGTGGAATTGAAGGTTTTGATGGTTATCAACCTCTAGTAAATAGAATAATAAAACTGGAAAAAGAAATTGAAAATCTCAAACAACTTAAACAAAACGATACATAGAATTATAGATACTGGTGTAGCTAGTCATGATTCTATATTGCCTTTTGGAAATTCGATATTACTATACAAGTATGATAGTCGACCCGACTATGTATATCATAACACGCACCCTGCGTGGTACAACTATAAAAACAATTTCGTCGCAGAGTTTTCTAATGTAGAGGAAAACTACACATTTCCAATAAAAATAACTATTTATCAACATACAGAAAAAAGTTTTAATATTCCAACCAGAAAAAAAGCACTTTTGTTTAATATAAAAGATTCAACTGTAGTTTTAAGAAGCAAGAGTTGGAACAAGTTATTATCGTCTTTAGAAAGAATAAATCAAGTTAAAAAATGGAAAAAGAATTTGTCAGATAACGATATAATGGTACAAGAAATCAGTGAAGAAATGGCGGTATTAGGAAATATAGTATTTACTAATTGGCATGGTGGAACAAATCTATTAGTGGAGTACGCATAATGGTACAAAATTGGAGAGAGCAACACCTAGTAGTAACAGATAGAAAGCCAGCCCCAGCGGGGTACACGCATCCTAGTGAAGTTACGCTAAAGAATGATGTTGTGAAAATTTTTATCGGAGCCAGTGAAGATATGGACGAAGCTGCATTGAAAGTAATAAAATATTCTCTTTTGAAGAATACACAGGCAAAGTTAGATATTACAGTACTTAGACCGAGTATGTTTGAAGGTTGGAACACGGATGCTTGGGGAACTCCTTTCTCTTGTTTTCGATACGCAATTCCTTTAATGTGTGAGGGAAAAGGTCGAGCAATATATATGGATGTAGACATGATAAATCTAAGAGATATTCATGACCTATGGACAGAAAATATGTACGGCAAACCTTTTGCGATGGTATGGGATGCAGAACAAGACAATGGCGATAAAAATCCCAAAGGATGGTGGTGTGATAGTGTGTGGCTTATAGACTGTGAGAAAGCAATAGATTGGTTTGATTTAAATGAAATAAAGAATTTTCCTACAGAAAAAGGAAGTTATAAATGGACGTTCATGGAACGGCTTGGCTCTCCAAATAGATTCGAGTCAGACAAGTGGGTACATGAATTAGATTGCAGATGGAACTCTTTTGATGGAGCAAATACAAGTATAATTCCTAAAGGAGAAGGATACTTTGGAAAAGAATTACTAGAATTAGATGAATGTTGGCAAATACACTTGACTGCTTTAAGTTATCAACCTTGGCATCCAAGGTATTTAGTAGCAGCAAAAGCTACTCATTGGCGTCCTGAGATTGCAGCCCTTTGGTGGGAGTTATTAGAAGAAGTCAACCAGTTATGAAAGTATTAGTAACAGGTGGAGAAGGCTTTGTAGGACATCATCTTGCAAAAAGATTAATTAAAGAAGAACACCAAGTAACCATACTAGATACATGGAGATTTGGAGAAGAAAAGAGAGATAGACTAGACGCACGATACGAGTTAGAAGGAACAAGAAACATCTCACAATTAAAACCTGAGTTTGATTGGATATTTCATTTAGGAGAGTATTCAAGAGTAGAAACCAGTTTTAAAGATGTCAAAAAGGTCTGGGAAAGTAATGTAGCTGGAACAACTTCCGTTGTGGAGTTTGCAATCAAGTGTAATGCAAAACTAATTTATACCTGCACAAGCAGTGTAACAGCAAGTGAAGGGGCATATCTCTCTCCGTACACTTGGAGCAAAGCTAGAAATGCAGACTTGATAAAGGCTAGTGGTAAATGGTTTGGGTTGAATTATGCTATATGTTATTTATATAATGTATATGGAGGAACAGAAACCTCTACTGGTAATTTAGCAACAGTTATCGCTAAGTGGAAAAAATTAGCCAAACAAGGCTCACCTTTACCAGTTACATCTCCTGGCAACCAAAGAAGATATTTTACTCATATTGAAGACATAGTAGATGGATTAATGATAATTGCTGAAAAAGGAACAGGAGACAATCTTGGCATAGGAGCAGAAAAGTCTTACTCTATGCTACAGGTAGCTCAAATGTTTAACGCAGAAATACGCATGACTCCAGAAGTACAAGGAAACCGAACAACAAGTTCACTTTTGACGAAAAAGACAAAGGAACTAGGATGGAGTCCTAAAATCGATTTAAGACAGCATATACAGGAGTGGTTAGATGAAGTTTGAAGAACTAATATCTCCCATTGGTATAGAAAGATTCAATAGAGAATTTAAAGGTAAGAAGTGTTTAGTCATCAAGTCAGAAGAAAATATTTTCAAAGATTATTTTTCTTGGCGAGACTTGGATAACTATTTAAATCAGTACAAAATAGGTGCTTGGGATAGAACCCCACAATTGCAGGTTGTTTTACCTGATGGAAATAAATGGTGCAAGAAAAAATCCAAAGAGTATAAGACTAGAGACGAATTATTAAAATTATGGAAGGATGGAAGTTCGTTCATTCTAACTCTCAGCGAATTTTTAACACAGGAGATGTGGGAACAATGCCAAGAGTTTGAAAAGCATTATGGAATAGGACAAGCAAACATTTACTGTAGTAATAATAAAGAAGCTAAGTGTTTTCCTATTCATGCTGACTCCACTGATAACTTTCTATTTCATGTTAGAGGAAAGATACGGTGGTACATTTACAAAGAGTTTGCAACAAAAGAATACCGACCAAAGGATGCAACACTAGAAAAAGTTATTGATTTGGATGAAGGGGATTTACTCTACATTCCGAAAAAGAAGTATCATAAAGTAGATACTTTAAGCCCAAGAATATCAATTAGTTTTCATTTCACAGAGTTGAAAGGAAAGCCTTACAAAAGGAATAATTGGTACGATTGGAAGCCATAGGAGAGTAACATGGCAGATGAACGATTCAGTGGCGATATGTCACGGAACGAAGTAGAAATAGACTTAAGTAAGTTTATGGAACTCGTAACTGAAAACAGTAATCTTAAAGCTAAGATTACAGAAATGGAAGCAAATAAGGAGCCAGACAATCCATGGCAACGTTGGATATTCTTATCGAATATGATTGACGCATGGAGAATCTTCCCTAGAGCTTTTCTTTCAGTATACATTTTCTTACTATACTACGCAACAATGTGGTTCATGGATTTACCAGACCCTACACTCGAACAGTCAGGATTAATTTCTGTGATTGTTGGTGCAGGTGCTGCTTGGTTCGGTCTTTATGCTGGTACAGCAAAGGATAAAATCAACGGAAATTAATGGACTCAATGTGGAAACACTTCTGTCGATGGGTTAAGAACGTAGTCTACGTTCCTGTTGGCATGAAGTGTCCATATTGTAACAAATCAGAAAATAATACTTGACATATGGTTATAATTTTAGTATAATATACATATGAAAAATACAGATAACAACGAACACAAAACAGTTAATATGTGGAACTCAGAAACAAAGCAGTTTGACATATTCCATTACGGAGAGTGCGAACATTGTGGAGCCTCAGTACAGTCAGAAAATGGCGAGTGCCCACATTACAAGTGCTGGATTGCGTAATGAATTTATTTTACCTAGACGAGGACTTGGACAAATGTGCTGAGTTTCATGTAGATAAACACATCGTGAAAATGCCTCTCGAGGCAGCGCAACTTTTATGTACAGCTATATGGATTGACCATGTACTAGGTTTTGTACCTCGTGCGCTTGACAAGGACGAACGAGAAGTACTAAATAGTGAGAAAGCCAAGATTAAGCACCTACCGCTTGACCAGCGACCGCTCACGCCATACCTACCGATGATGTATAATCATCCGTGTACGATATGGGTAAGGTCGAGCTTGGATAACTTTGAGTGGACTCATTGTTACGCTAACGCGTTAAATGATGAGTACCACTATCGTTATGGCAAACAACACAAATCCATAGTGGAAGTAGTAAACAAACTACCTGAGCCAAAGAATATGCCCAGACTAGGATTTACAGAATTTGGACTAGCAATGCCAGATGACTTGAAAGATTATGATAACCCTATACAGAGCTATCGTGACTACTATCATCTAGACAAAGCTACATTCGCCGCATGGTCTCACAGAGACAAGCCTCATTGGTGGAGCGAAGATTACGCTGACTATGAGAAAAGGATAACAAGATGAAAAAAGTAATGATAGGAAACAAGGGAGTAGTATTTCCCGACAGTATTAGTGATGAAGAACTAGTAAATCAAGTGAAAAGACTAGAAACAAATCAAAACTTAAAACGACCTATTGTAGTTAGAAAAAGTAATGGCACTGAGTATCAGTTGCTAAATGGAGTAAGATTAAACAATGGAAAAAGATAATGTACTAGACGCTTTACTAGGAATTACAAAGACACCCCCTGAGACAATGTCTCATAGTGCTATGATAAGAAATAATTTAACACAACAAAGAGACGCAGTTGAACAAGAGATTGATGTACTAAAAGGACAGTTAAATAAGAAAAGAGAATATCTTGCAAAGATAGAAGGTGGATTAGATGTATTAGATGAATTGGACAAATGATTCATATACTAGACGATTTTTATCCCAACCCTATGGAAGTGAGAGAAAATGCTCTCAAATTATTCTACTACCCTGGAGGTAAAGGAAATACTAATAACTTTCCAGGAAAGCGTACAGTTGGTACTTTCTCAGAAGAAAACAGATTGTACTGCCGTAATAGATTAGAAAGAGTTATTGGAAGCAAGTTAATAGATTTTCCAACTATGAACAGTAATTGTGGATTTACCTTAGGCATGGAAACAGATAGAAGGTATAAAAAAGGTAAGACTTTAAATTGGATTCATAATGATATTATGCCGTCTACAGTAAAGTCTAATACTGAGCATGGGTCTACTGGTTGGGCTGCTATTGTTTATATGCAACCTGCAGCAGATGTTAGCACAGGAACAGGACTTTTTAGAAATAAAAGAACAAATAAAATATATGCCACCGAAAGTAAAATGAAAGGAGATGAAAATGCTGCCTTTTTTGGAGAGTGGAAAGCTAAAGATAATGATAAAGATTGGGAACTACATACTTATGTAGGTAATATTTTTAACAGATGTGCAGTTTATCCTGCTCATTATTGGCATGCCCCGTTTAATGCAGGGTTTGGCTACGATAAGAAAACAGGTAGATTAGTACAGGTTTTCTTTTTTAACTCGGAGAAAACAGATGTCTAAATTTACAGACAAGTATGATAATGGAAATAAAACATCTTTTAACTCTGAAACAAAATACAAGTTTAACGAGGACGAAGTATTATTAATACTTAAAAATCATATTTTGGGAACATACGACCAACATTATAGTATGAATAAAATCCAGTCAACCGAGTTTATATTCGATGCTGGTCATGGCGAAGGTTTCTGCATAGGAAATATTATAAAATATGCACAACGCTATGGAAAGAAAGAAGGAAGAAACAAACAAGATTTATTAAAGATACTGCATTACGCAGTTATATTATTAGGGAGCGACAGTGAGGGTAAAGAAACACGAGAACTTGACGGAAACGAATATTAGTAATGTTATTGAATTACTATTGGCAGAAAAGCCTATAACAAAGAAAGAAGCATGTAGTATATTAAATATTGCATACAATACAACAAGGTTAAATAATATTATAGCCGAGTTTAAAGAAACAATGGATTTTCGTGCTAGAAGGAAAGCACAGAATAAAGGCAAAGGAGCAACAAAACAAGAGATTACTTCTACAGTACAAATGTATTTAGAGGGAAGCAACATCTCAGATATAGCTAGAGCTCTATATCGCTCACCAGCATTTATAAAAGGTATTATTGAGAGACTAGGAGTACCGCAAAAACTCTCAATGACAGATTTTGAGGGCAGAAGAAACGCTATGTTACCAGACCAATGTGTAGCAGATGAGTTTGACCTCGAAGAACGGGTTTGGGCAATTAGACAAAATTATCCTGCAATAGTGCAGAAAGAGCTAAAACCTGAAGCAGCAGAAGAAAGAGGGTACAGAGTCTATCTAGTAAGTACAATAGAGTGCACACAAGACGACTTAAAAGATACGTACTTCCCACATTTAAGTTATGCTGGCAAACAATACTGTTTAGCATCATACGAAATGGGAAGTTTAAAACACTTACAACAATATTTGTAAAGCAGTCTTAGACTGAAAAGGAAAAACATGGACATCATTTTAGCATTTTGGCTGAGTGGTTGGGTTATGATTATGTACAGGCTATTTATTCCTGCATTTCGTATATGCAAAATGATAGACCCTCACAATCTGGTAGTGCACACTAAATGGTTGACATTTGGAATAGTAGGCATTATGGCGTTATTGCTAGTGCCTCTACTTATGTACCCTACTTTAAGCAACAACAGAGAAAGATTCGTAAAAGAATTTTGCACATCTTTATTAGGAAAAAAGTAATATGTATAAAGGAAACATATGGGTGGAAGCCCTTGCTTCAAAATATGAAGCAGAGATAAAAGTTGCAAAAGCAACTTTACAAGTATATTTTAAAAATTCTGTAGGAATTGGAGAACATTCTGATTTAGTAGAAGAATTTGATAAACACATTGAAGCACTAGCTAGTGCAGAAGAAAAATTAGAAACACTTAG